GGCCCTCGATGGCGAAGATGGTGGCGTGGCGATCACCAGAGTTGACCGCGCGGTTGTACGCCTCGATCTGCTCCTTCGGCAGGGTGCCCTTGGCCCAGGTGACCATCTCCTTGAACTGGTCTTCGCCGCCAGCCGACTGCATGAAGAGCTGGTGGTTGCTCTGCGCCAGGACCTTCTGGCCCTCGACGTACTGATCGACCATCGCCCGAGCGCTGTCGCCGAGGACGGCCTTGAGCTTGTCGGCGAGCTTCGCGCGGTTCTCTTCGGAGACGTCGCCGGTCTGAGCGAACTCCTGCGAGAACGGAGCAACGTCAACGCCAGCGGCGTCGATGACTTTCTTGGCGGCGTCGTCCGAGGGCTTCTCGCCCTCTTCGCCTTCCTTGATCTCAGGGGCAGTCGGGGCCGAAGGCGTGCCCTCGCTGCCTGTCTTCTTGTCTTCCTTCTTCGCTTCCGCGAGTGCCTGCTGCAGCCGCGTGACTTCCGCTCGCTGGTCCGCCCAGGACTTCGCGAGGGCAGCCTGATCACCCTGGAAGCCTTCCGGGCGCCATGCCTCGGCGGGGTCCGTAGGGGTCTCTGGGGTTGGCGGCGTGGGGCCGGTCTCTTCGGGAGCGAGTACTACTCTGTCAACCAATGTTGATCCTCATAAGGGAGTGGAAGGGGAGACCCCCAACACGCAGCCTTGCGGTCGCACGTGTGGGGGCCTCGTAGCCCGCGTCTCTGCAGAGCGCGGGGATCAGTGCGTGGTGACGGTCACCGAGCCTGGGACTTCGCCCTGCTTCAGCACCGGCAGCTCAATCACCTCGACGCCCGGCTTCGGGCCGCTCTCGGCGGGGGTCGCGGCGGGAGCCGGCGCTGCGGGGGCGGCAGGAGCCGCAGGAGCGGGGGCTTCCTTGGCCGCTTCGAGAGCAGCCACTGCCTCCGGGGTCATCTCGGGTTCTTTCTCGTCCATGTGTGTTCCTTACTGTTGTGGGTTGACGGCGGGCACGGAGCCCTTGTTGGCGTTCGCCATGCTTCCCTTGATCACCTCGCGGCCTGCGCCGCCGAGCTGCTGGATTGCTTGGGGGCCAAACTGCTGGAGCATCTGCTGCTGCTGAGCTGCCTGCTCAGACGCCTGCACTTCTTGCTCGGTGGGGATGAGGCCTTCGGTGTCGATGCCGTAGGCGGCTGCCGCTCGGGAGATCAGCTCCAGCGGCTTGATGTACCGGATGGCGATCTCTGGGGTGAGCGTCGTGATGATGTCCGTGACGAAGCGCTTGAGGTTCGCCTGATCGTGTCCACGTCCGATGGCCTGGAGGCCAGTGACGATGACCGGATGGACCATGCCCTTCGGCATTGTCTTCGCGCCAAGACGCTTCTCCATGCGGCGCTCGAAGAGGCGCACTGCAGGGAGCTGGAAGTCGGCAGCGAAGAGGGTGTAGACGCCGCCGAGGGCGTCATCGAGTTCCGACGCCATGTAGCGGATTTCCTCAGCGGTAACGCGATCTGCGTTGCGCTGGATCGAGGAGTGCAGGAGGAAGGCGTACGAGAGCCGCGTGGCAATCGTCTCGGCCTGCTCCTTCGCTACGCGGAGGTCGGCTTGCTTCTCGACCTGCATGACGGTCACGTCCTGCGCTCGGCCGGACTTCACGTCGCCGTTCTTGGCGGTGGCGACAACCTGGATCGAGGTGGTCCCTGCGGGGTCCACGAGGAAGAGGATGCGGGCCGAAGCTGCAGAGCCCTCGACGAGGGTCTCGGAGAGAGCTTCGAGGCTGTCCAGGTCGCCGAGGTACTCCTCGACGTAGCTGCGCCCGTAGTTCTCGGTCGGCTGCGTGGCGAACCGGAGGAAGAGGAAGGGTAGCTCGTCCTTCTTGTAGCTCCCTTCGGAGCCCTCTACGCGGACGTCCTCAGCATCCTGGTAGACCTGCCACATACCCTTCTCGTCGAGCAGGATGTGGGTGTAGATGTCCACCGGAGCTTCTTCGAGCTTGTGCCCCTCAGTGATGTCCTTGAACTTCTCCATCCCCATGAGGGCCTGCTTGATCTCGTCAGGCACTGAGGCGAAGTCCATCGTCTCCTTGATGATGGCTTCGAGGAGGTTCCCTGAGGCGTCTCGTCGGGTGACGTACTGGTCCAGCCTGAAGACCTGACAGCGATCCTGCTGCTTCGGAGGGATCGTGACGCAGGCGTTGCCGGTGATCAGGAGGTGGATGAGCGTCATCACGGAGGCTGGGCGGAACACGCTCGTGTCCAGCTCCATGGTGACCGCTCGCTCGCGCGACGCTAGGCCCTTCTCGATCTCTCCGCGCTGCGTTCCGAGCTTCTCCACCGTGTCGTCGTCGAGGCGGTAGTTGAAGAAGGGGATGCCAGGGAAGAGCGAGAGGCCGAACTTGGAGGCGAGTGTGCGGACCCCGCGAGCGCCCAGCGATTGGTACGGCGTGGGGAGCTGCGAGGATGCCCCGAAGCCTTGCGGCGGCATGACCGCGGGAAGGGTGAGGGCGGCGCACTGACGCGCACGGTCCAGGAAGGGCCGGCGGTCGTTCTCGAGTTTTGCGTAGCGTTGGCGAGCTGTGGCGGGGGCGGGCAGCTTGTTGCTGTCTGCCACTGCCCTAGTCTTGCGGGATGGTCAGCCCTGAGCCGTCCCCCTCGGGGTAGTTCAGGTCGATCTTGAGTGAGCCCTTGCCGGCCTTGCCGGACAGGAACTGCCCGTCAGGGTTGGCAGCGTCGATGATAGGGGCGGAGGGACGCTCAGCCGGGGGCGTGGGTGCCGAGGCCGAGCCTGAGGGCTTTGATGCGCTCATGCACATGTGTTGCGGGGCTCCTTTCTGGAGACGTTAGGAGGCATCCTCCAGAAGGAGGCTGCGGAGGTGCTGGATGATTTCTCGGTGCCCCTCGACCCTCCGGTACTCATCGAGCGTGGAGCAGACCCGCAACGGGAATGCAGCTTCGAGGTACGCGATCAGGGCCTCATCTATCTCAGGTACATGTACCTTCGGAGAGGTGTGTGAGGGGGCTGGCTTCGTGTAAGGGAAGGTTCCTCCCCCGACGAGGTCGCCGGAGGAGGGACGCTGAAGTCGTGCGCTCAAGGTTACTTACGCGGCGCTGAGATGGGGCCACCAGCGGGCTGGGGAGGCCCAACCACGCTCGCAGGCTCGGGCTGCGCGGTAGGCGGCGTGACCGGCGTAGCGGGCGGCGCTGACGGCGGCGCGACCGACTGGCGCGAGGGGATGCTCGGCAGTGCGCTCGGGACCGGAGGCAGGGGCGAGAGCGGCGAACCCAAAGGGCCGGACACCGCCTTCGCGATGGGCTCCTCGACGAACTCGCCATGGCTCAGCTCATCCTCGACGAGCTTCGCGTAGCCGCCGATGTCGTGCCAGCTATCGAGGTGGTTCGGGTCGCCGTTGACGATGCGGGCCTGCTTGTGGACCTGCATCTCCAGGCTCTCCTTCTGGACCGGCGTCAGCAGGTCCCACTTCGGGCTGTCCCGCAGGATCGCCTTCAGCTTCTGGCTGATCGCAGCGTGGGTCGCGAAGTCGCCGTGGGTCTTGTTACGCTCGGCGAGGGTGTCGTTCAGATTTGCCAAAGGATCGGTTCCTTTCTCTTGAAGTTGTAGTGAGGGGTCTGGAGGATGCGAGCGACGTTGACCTGGACGGCCATGTCGTCGGCGGTGAGCCCGGCCTTCTCGTAGGCGTGGAGGACAGCGAGAGGGTAGTTGGGCGAGGTGTCGTCGTGCGCTTCGTCGTCGAAGTCGAAGGCGAGCTTGAGTATCTTCTCCGCCTTCACGGGGCCGACGCCGGGGATGCCGTTGTAGTTGTCCGTGCTGTCTCCCGTCAGGACCTGGGTCCACAGCCACTTCTCAGCGAACTCAGGCTGCACCCTGAAGACCCCAGGCTCGCGCACGTTGATGTGCAGCCCAGGTATCTGCTGAAGGTCCTTGTCGCCGGAGACGATGATGGGGTCCTTCACCAGCTTGGGGTGCGTGGCGAGGATGCCGATCACGTCGTCGGCTTCGAGGTCCGGCTTGTGCTTCGAGGGGTAGCCCTCCTCGGCCCAGGCTCGCAGGTCGCCCAGCACGATTGGCTTGGTGCCCTTGCGGTTGCCCTTGTAGGTGGGCAGGAGGCGGTGCCTGAAGTAGCGGCGCGTCGGACAGCTCCAGCAGAGGAGCACGTCAGCGTCGGTATCTACTTGCTCGCGGAAGCCCTCGATGGCTGCAGTGAAGGCGTTCTGGGCGTCCTGGAGGGAGGCTTCGTTGGTGACTACTCCGTCGCCCCAGTCGATGCTTGTCTGGAAGGCTGCGGCACACTGGTAGGCGATGCCGTCAGCGTCAATCAGAAGCGTCGTCATCTCTGCTGAAGTCGATGGGCCAGAGAATGCCGTAGCGCTTTCTGAGATGCTTCGCCCAGACGCGAAGGTCATCGTGCGAGAGCGGCCCGCACAAGGGCGACTGCGTCATCGACGTTGCACTGGAACCATTCGGTGCTGCCGACGCGGAAGGCTCGGAGACGGCGATGAGCAATGCGTTCTGCAAGGTGTCGATCCTCCACTTTGATGGTGGTGATGA